GCACAGCTGCGTTGGTGCGCTCCATGCCGCGAAGCAATGTGTTTCCCTGGATCGTGTAATTCAGCGCTTGACGCTCGGCTGACAGCAGCTTGCGACCGGCTTGAATGGTTGCATACTTTTGATCCTGGTCAGTGCGGATCTGGGCCAGGCGAAGCGTATCAATGGCTTGTACTTCGTATAAACCTTGCTGATAAATGGCTGCTGTCTTTTGGGCACCCGCACTGGTAATTGCCGTTGCTAACTGCAAGTATGGTGCGGCTGAATTCATGCCTGTTGTCAATGCATTAAAGCCGGTGTTTAAAGCGCTGCCTGCAGTCGTAATAAATTTGCTGCCAGCGTTAATAATGCCAGCCCAGTCAAAACCGTTGGAGGTATCTAAGCCAGAAAATAAACTGTAATCAAAGCTGCCAATGCTATATGGCGATGCCGCTGTATACGCTGATGTATTAAAGCCGCCACCAAAATTGGTATTAGATCCAAACACGCCTGCATTTGCGTCATAGACCATGCTGCCTGTACTAAAAGTATCAAAGCCTTTTCCAGTTGAACCCGAAAAATCAAACCCGTAATCTAAGATGCTCATCATGTACCTCCAGACACTGCGATCTTGTACTCAAGACCAAGCAGCGTCATCTTGAGCGGCAAGCTCTGTGAAATTTCAATGCTCGCTTCGCGGCTATAGCCAAGCACGCCATTGACGCGCTTGCTGCCAGTGAATGTGGGCTCCGGCAAATCCAACAATAAATTGTCAAATGTGCGGAATGGCACAGGGTTCTGGTTCAGCGCCAGGTGCTGCGTGTTGTCCACCAGCGCATTGATCTCAACAATCCGCTTTTTGAAACCAATGCGGGTGCCGGTCTGCAGCTTAATCTCTGTAGGCATTGTCTTGGCATAGACGGTGAACGGCAGGCCAACCTCAAAGCTGGTTGTGCTGGCGCGATCAAAGGTGACAGAGCCACCACCGCTTACGGTCTCATTGCCCTGCGGCACGCCATCACAAATGACGTTAAGAGCCTTGCCAATGTGGGGCAAGCTGGTAGCCGTGGCTGCAGCACCACCAACAAACGCGCAATCAGTGAATCGATCAAAGCTAAACAGCTCAATGAAGAAGCGGTCTACGCTGTTAAACGTGCGCTTGACCACCGCATAAATGTCGGTCACATCAGCGCTAACATCCTTAAACAAGCCATCGGTAATAAACTCAGATGGCGCGGTGATCTGCTGTGAGCGCATGATGCTGAACGCAGCCATTGTGCCGTCGGTATCATTGACCATCAGAAGCAGATCACCCTCATCTGTGCTGGTTGCACGACGCAATGACATCCTGGTCGGAGCCTTGAGCAAGTGACCAGACAGCAAAGAGATGCGCTGCGTCACATAGGTTAGCTGGGTGTCAGAGAACAGGAACTCATTGATCGACTTACCTTGGCGCTGGATGTACACGGTGCCTGACTCAAGAGACTGCACACGGGTACCAGGCTTGATGCCATTACGGCTCACGCCCTTAAACGTCAGGGTCAGCGGGGTAATCGGATCGGTGCCAGACTGCGGCACATAGAACTCAGCGCCCGTTGTAAACACTTGCAAGTCACGGCCAGAGATTATGTCAACGATTACGTTGAGCGAGCTGGTATCTAGCGTAGCTTCAACCGCGTCATCGTCAAATGCCTCGGTCGGCATAAACTCATCAAAGATGCCGATCTTGCTACCCCAGATTGTGGATGGGCGCGACTTGGAGCCGCCAAAGTACAGACGGCCCTCATGGAAAGTCACTGTGCGTGGGTAGCCTTTGCCGGCACTCCACACGTCCTCATAACCTGATTCAATCTCCCAGTTACCTTGGGCAATGGCACTGGTGTCAAAGAATGGATATTCAGTTACCACCTTAACGACAGTTGTTGAAATGTATTGAATAACCCTTGCACGGCCCTGTGGGCTTGCATTGACGTACTGACCAACACTACCGGCACTAAAAGCTGCGCTTGCCGATGTCAATGTGATATTTCCAGACACCGCGCTAGGCGTTAAGGTGCCAGCTGTTGGGGTTGTTGCTGTCAGGGTATAGGCATACTTTGGAATGTTAGAAAAACTGTATGTGCTGATCGTCCAAGTTGCGTCTGTACCGCCTCGCACCAGCTTGACGGGTGCCAGGTCAGGGTGAACGATAAACATGGTGTCAGCAGACTGCGTCCAATTGAGCTGCCCCAGCATTGCGCTTGTAACAGTGGTTGTCAGAAAGTTATTCCCACTGCCGTTGATGTTGGTTATCTGAGCGCCATCTTTGATGACGTGCATGCGGTTATGCGTGAAGCAAAGCATGTAGCTGTCAGACACAGAGAACTGGAACGGCACCAGGCGCACACCATTGGCAGCGCTTGGCGTAGAGCTGTTAGGCAGCTCAAAAATATGCTTTGTGCCTGGTCTACGGCGCAGCCCACCTTGGGGCTGTATCAGCACATTGGTGGCCTTGGCCAGCGCATTTTGGTAAGCGCCCAGGTCAACCCGTGCACGCAGCAGCGGGTCGAGCTCGCCGGTTGCAAAGTTGGTGGTGAACTCAACAAAGCGTGCCATTAGTTCCTCACTGCAATTAAGCTGTAATCTTCCATAACACGCACTGGGTTGTTCTGCCCATCAACTTGCATGGCGGTGCGCATAAAGCCACCACGGCCATTCTCAGATGGGTCACCAGTGGCCACACGCTGCCACTTGGCAGACTTGTCTTGTTGTTCAGTAATTGTTTCAGCAACATGCCATGCCACCATGTACTTGAGCAGCTGCACAAAGTACTGGGGCATTGCGTACTCAGGAACGCTGAATTGGTAGTCGATAAAGACTTCGGGCAGATTGGTCAGCAGCTTGTCGCCCTGGATCTCCCAGTCCTTTTGCGGATACGCGCCAGGCTGCGCGGTGTCGTACACAGCGCGGGGGTTTGCTAGTTTGTCGCCAGGTAATTGATACTCATAGCGCCAAACAGAATTTGGGGTGGTAATCAGCTGGGCCAGCTGTACCTTTTTCATGCCAAAGCTCCATGGGTATGTAACCAGCACAGAGTCTCTAATGTCGGGATAGAGTCGGTCGCAAACGCTGGACTCGTCAGTGCCGTCGTTAAAAGACGAAATTGCCTTCGCTCCAATCAGAAGCAAGGCATCAGAGCAAATCGATACACCAGTGTCACCAGCAGCCATCACAACCTCTCAATGTAAGAAAGGCCAACCTCCGAATGATCAGAAGTTGGCCCGTCGTATTACCTGATCCGATTAGTCGGTGTCAGTTGCAGTGA